TGTTGAGTAACTGAACCACCTTGTTGTCTGCCTAATATTTTTTGTAGCCAATTATCATCTTGGTAATCTTCCATATTATTACCTAATCCATATAGGTTATTATTATACAATTCATTGATTCTTTGTCCAAGTATCGTTTCACCCAAAGCGTATTTATAATCACTAATTGACTTTTTCTTTCCACGCTGTTTTAACAAAGATTGTTCACCAAAAATATCTCCAATGTCAATACCTTCTTTCTTACCAGAATAAGACGGTATTGCATCTTCCGCTGATTGTGCCCTTTTTTGCAAATTCATAAATTTTAGTTCTTGTTCAACAAGTGGCTTATAATAATCATCGTCAAGGAGTCCTCCCAACATATCTTGTCTACCTGCTAAAATCATATCAGATATATATTTATGAATTGGGTCTTGATACCTTCCCGGCTTCTCCCTAGTTGCATATTCTCCCATTCCATATTCTTCCCAAGAAGGATTTTTTAAATTCGATTTGAATTTCTCTTCCCATTCACCTTCTGGATACCCCTCCACATCTCCACCATTTTCATAGCCGGGTACTACTTCTCCCCCGCCATACATAGGCTTCATGTTTGCAAGTTGCGCTTGTCCAATTAATGCATCAATATTGCCATGAGCGGCATTATCTGAAATCGCATTTAATTGTTTTAAAAATGGTTCACCTAACATAGCCGCCGACTCCTGTTTAATTACAAATTCTCCGGGTGTAAGCATTGCAGGTACTGTATCTGTTGTTCCAGCCATTAGTCTCTTATCTCCACATGTACTAAATCATCAAAATTATTATCTTTAATCTCGCCATCGGAATCCCAATCTCCCCCCCAGCGAATATTTACATTAAGCTGTTTACCAATACCACGAATCATACCACCCATGTAATGAAACCGCTCTCTATCTTCCCAATCTATAGGATATGGCGCTAGGTCTACCGCCTTACCATCCATATGCCTTGAATATTTAACCTTCGTTGCCCCTTTTTCAAGGAGTTCAGCCTGTCGTTCTTCACTCCTAACCCCTTCAATAATAGTAACATCCATTATTTTAATGAGTTCATTGAGAACATTCACCAGTTTGGCATTAACGCCTTTTAGACGCTCTCTTGACCTTTTTCCAAACTTATACATTGTGTCTATTATACATAATATCGGAATATAAACACAATAGAAACATTGACATAATTTAAGTTTTTGCGCCAGTTACCCAATTATAGGCTTTTCTAAACCTGTATGAATCCATTTTCTCCTGTTTCTTTGCAATATCATCGGCACTCATTTTATCTGTTTTTGGCGCTTTGGCAAAATAGTCAGCATAATATAAACCGTCCAATAAGTCATCGTTCCTCGGCTTTGGGTGTTCAAAGAACTCATCAACAATTTCTGTCATATGTCTATAAATAAAGAGTTTTTTAGAGTTAACAATCTGACCTAACGCTGTTTCAAGCCTGTCTTCTTTTTTCATTCTCGCTGGTGGTTTAACCCCCTTAAACAATCCCGGCATAAGTCTTTTTTCTTTTACAGACATACGAGTCACCATGTCCCTAACCATCTCTTGAGCGGCTACTGTTTCAATAGTTACTCTCCTTACGGGGCTATACTTCTTTGCCAGTTCAATAATTTTTGCCGGGACATCAAATGTGGGTATGCGTTCCCTGAAGTAATCAAGTATATAACGGTTTTTATGTGAATCAATGCCCATAACTAATATAACTTGAAAATCTGATGTCTCACTTGCTGTTGCCGCTAAATCAACACCAATATAAACATTAATGGGGATAGCATCTTTTCCGTCAATAATAAACGGCATATTACTTCTCTTCTCAAATCTGCCATTATAATATTGAATCCTGTCTATCTTAAATGCCGCATTTGTAATATCACGGGCATCATTCATATACTCCTGAGCAAATTTATTAACAAGCCCCGCTTCAATAAACTCACGTTTCTTGGCATTTAACTTTTTTTGTGAAAACTGAGAAGACCATAACGGCTTTCCATCTTCAATAGCACGATAAAAGTTCACATCCCAAGGATATTTCCTTTTATCTTCTTTAGCTTTCTTCCAGCCATCATAAACCATCTGTAGAAAAGAATCATAGTGGACAATAGTTCCTGACAGCCATATCCAACCTTCGTTACCGGGTGTCTCTTCAAGCGCCGGATATACCGTAGATACAATCCATTTTTTAATCTCAGACCTTCTTTCCGGTGTCTTTGTATTTAATTCTGATTCAAAATCATCTAAAACAATCCCTGTATACCGCACATCTACTTCCGCCCTTCCCCTTAAACGCTGTGATGTACCCTTTGAAATAACCCTATCTCCTTTTGGAGTAACAATATCTTTTTCTGTCCACCTTTTACCCATACTTCCGCCATCCATATTGCCAAAATAATACTTTATCATCTTATTATTCTCAAAATGAGAGCGAATATACTTTAAATGGTCAATAGCCTGACCTTGTTCTTCTGATACCCAAGCAATAAAATGCTGACTATCTTCACCCGCAAAACATAGTTTATGTATAATAGCGGCTTTAGCTACAACAGACTTACCATGACCACGTGGTATAATATTGCATATTCTTGCTCCGGGTTCGGCATCAATCATTTTTTCAGCCATTTCATAGTGAAAAGGCGCAGATTCTGATTTATTTAAAAAGTCTTTCGGTAAAAACGCCCTGCCGAAGTATATAAGGTTATTAAAAGAATTTAAAAGGACATCATCACGCTCTTTCATCTCACTAGGTGATGGAGTTATATTAAAATTGTCTTTACTCGTCATGGGGTACTTTTTCTACGCTTAAATGGGTCGAATTTATATGTTGGGGCTTTCATCAGCTTCTCAAACTCCCTAGATGTTAAAAGCTCCTTACCACCTAGTTGTTTTATCGAACTTCTGGCTTCTTCGCTCATCATGATTGGGATTTTCTTCTTTAATATGTCGTGTAAAAAATCAGCCTTTCTCAAAGCCATTCCTGATACTTCATCTTCCATTGCCCATTTTGGGAACTTTAATAAATCTATCAACTTAATATTTTCAGTAGGGATATTGCCTCTTACTCTCTCTTCAAATTCAAACATAGGGTTCATTTGTTTTGCATACTTACCAAATACTTCTTTATAATGGTCTAAATCGAAACTCTCCGTAAGTGTTTTTCCATAATTAGGCTCTGTAAATGGCTCTATCTTTAACCCCTTTTTTATCATCTCATCCCTATCCATTATAAATCTAACATCAGTTCCTACGTGCTTATGAGGTCTAGAAGTAAACTTGGGGTCTCTAGTCACTGATACTGCGGGGGATTTTTCTGGATGAGCACCTTCTCCATATAATTTTCTTATTTTCTTGCTACTTGCATCTTCTCTAAATGGCTTACCCGGAAAAGCTCTCTCAGCCCCCTTTATTGTACCAGATTTAATTATACCACTTGCTTTTGGAGCAGAAGTGAAGTGATACAATGGATTCTTTAATCCCATATCCTTTATTGCCTTTAATAAAGATGGAATTTTTTTAGCGGCTAGGAGTGGAGACATTGCCACATTCGCTACTACATCACCAGTCCCGCCTATATATTCCGGTGTTCTATCTTCAGACATCCAACCAGTTTGAGCAAATTTATCTAACTCTGATTGAAGTATCAAATTATCTATATTGCTATGTACTTTAGTAGACGAAGATTCAGTAGGTACAAAACCTCCATTTACCATTCCAAGTAATGTTTTATACATCACGCTACCGCAATCTCTTGGTTATATAAGTCAAATTCGCCGATATCCACTATTTTATCTTGTAAGTCGAACACACTGTCGCATATGTCACACATCCAGCCTTCTAGGGTATCTAAATTGTTAACTACGGGCATTTTGTTCATTATATCTTTACCCATTAACTGGCAATCACACGCAGGGCAGAATATTGCACCACATATTAATTCATGTAATTCATGTTTTGTAGCAAACCTAATCGGAATTAATATATTATTCTTCTTTACCATGTTCTGGTAGTACCCCGGCTTTAAAAGCATTGAGTTTTTCCTGACTGAAACCAGTGAACTCTTGTATAAGGGCTAATGACTCTGTGTGCTTCTCGTTATTCAACATACCAGAAATCTTCATTAATGTCTCTAAAGCTCTCAGTTTATCTGAATCTCTAGCACCACCTTTATCAACAATGTCTTTAGTTTGTTCTAATAGATACGATTTTGTAATACCAGTGTCGCTTAACAGGACTTCAATTTCTTTGTCTATCAATTTCCTAACCCTCTCGCTTTTTAATAAAATTTTAATACGTTCTTTGGCATACATTTCACTCGAACAATCAGGATATGCCTTCATATAGGCATCAAGAGGCTCTAAACCGGATGCTATATATTTAGCAAATATACGTTTTTTTATAGATAATCTTGTATTTGATTGTTTCTGTTTATAGTGAACCTTACCAAAACGCCATATATCCGAAACAGGGTCACCTCCTAAAAACGCAGTACGCTCACAATTCGCCATCCCCAATACTGTCCTAATATAGTCTACGCTTTTTTTATTATGGGACATTGAGCCACGTTTTATGACCTTTGTGACTTTTCCGTCGTCAGACTTTATCCATTGCCCCGTTTTTGCAGTGCGCCAACTGTCATGTATGTTGCTTTTAGGTCTATTTTTACGAAACTCTTCTTCATTTTCGTATAATACGTATTCTTTACCTTTTACCGTTCTTGTGTACATTAGAGAGCCGCTCCCAACACTATGCTTTCACACTCGCCTGTCCTTCTCCCTCCGGACTCCCTACTCTTGATGGGTTGTCATACAACAAGTCCCCATCAGGTAAAATTTCAAATTCTTTCAGACATTTGGCTCGTGCTACAATTTCCATAAGTTTTCCGCATACATGAGACGTGGGGTTAATAATCTCTAGTAAACTGATGTCTTGAGATAGCTTTTTTATCTCATTACAGTTTTCAAAGATACTAACGTCACTATAGGTGTCAACGTCGCCCCGCTTAATGCGGGTACTATTGTATGCTCTACTTAATTCCATGCTGTAATTTATAACAACAAGTCAGCAATATAGAAGAAGAATATATATATGTTGATTACACAAAGTAAAATCGCCGAGCGCTACTATAGTATTAGCTAATCTATATCATATAGTAGTATAGTAGTTTTCAAGTATGAGAATAGTAGTATAGTAGTATAGTAGTATAGTAGAGATGTTATATAACATAGCTATATAACATAGCTATATATAACATAGTTATATAAAATAGTACCCGGAGATATGCTATGTCAATAGAAAAATTAAAAAAAATTAAAAAAAATTATATCACTATCTTTGTCTCTCTTATTATATGTATGGGTACTCCCCCTAACCGCTTTCGGGTTGAATAATCGGTATTGAGTTTTTCGATTCGAGATGTAGGCAGGTTGAAAATATCCATGTGAGCAGGTGAGATACACATGTACAGCAGGTAAGGTGGGCATGGGTACAGCCTACCAAATACAGACATGAAATAAACTTTAAAAAAGGTGGGAACTTTTTCCCCTGTTCCCTCGTATGCGTAGCAGAATACAAACAATTACATTCTCTCGCTCGTGAACTATTCGGGAAAACCTTAACAGGGGGCGTGAAATCCAGAAGGCGAGAGATAAAATTTAATGGGTGAGTGTAAAAGTGTCTGACCATTCGAAGGCACCCTCACAGGGGCAGTATTGCCAAACCCGGTGAAATAGACGTATCGGTTAAACATATACCGACTGATTGATAGAAAGGGGTGACGACTAAATTTGAGTAATTCAATCTTAAATACTAAATAAGGAAATAATAACAATGAGACAAATCATAAGTTATTTAAAGAAGTTTATGGATAATCCTATTCATGAATTTGTAGATGTACCCAAAGCCTTACCGAAATGTTACGTTTGTGATGAGAATCACAGACCTTACACAAGGTTTGACGGTGTTGGTGTTTGTGGAGATTGCTATAATGCACTGGAAACGTGTATTTATTGTGATAATCCAAACATAAACATAAAAAACGGTATATGTTCTAACTGTTTAGAAAGTTCGGCAAATGTGCGAAGTTATAGCCATAAGCCGGAGCCCTTATTTCATAGGGTTGCAAGGCATGAAAGACCATACTTAACCCATGAATCCTACAGCAAGGGAAATCCCATATTACACTATGGAATTGAACTTGAAATGGATTTAAAGAGAGGTCAGCAAGATTCTCCCGAGATTCATGCGGAGTCTAATAAATTTGCTAGTTTTGTGAATTTAATAGGCAAAGGGATGACAGGACGTGAAAACTTGCTGTATTGCAAGTCGGATTGTACTTGTTTAGTCGAAGTCGTGTCTCATCCTTTCTCATGGAATTACTGGAATAAATTCGGACGTGAAATGTTCCAAACATTGTTCAGTAAGTTACGGGAAAATAAGTTACATGGTTATGATGCGCCAAACTCGGGTATGCATATCCACGTTTCTAGAGATGCACTGAAACCTTACGACATTCTAAAGATTATGTCTTTCGTGAATAATCCGGAGAATTTCCAATTTATTCTAGACATCTCCCAAAGGAATAGGGAGAGATTAGAAGAATGGGCGAATCCATATCTTTCTGACGATGCATGGCAGAATTTGCCTCGCATTTGTCAGTCTGTTTCAATGGCAATGGATTACATTAATAGGTCATCGGCTGTTAACTTACACAATCGTCCGACTATCGAATTTCGGATATTTAGAGGCACATTAAACACAATGTGTTTTGCTAAAAATCTTGAATTTGTCAAGTCATTGATTCAATGGGTTAAAGTTACAAGTCTAGACACCGTGAAAGGTAAAGATGGTTTAAAGTCATACCTTAGTTTTGTAGCAAAAAACTACAATGATTATGAAAACCTTTGTTTTTTTCTTTCTCGGAGAAATTACAGGAAATTTTCTGTAGTTGTAAACAGATGGACTCGGAAACATCTTACAAACCTTAACAAGCTATCATTTTCTAGTGATGGCGGGGAGTTATAATGTGTATTGCAATCCTCAAGCAACAAGGTGAAACCATACAAAAGGCAAAACTCAAAAATTGTTTCTATAACAATGACGATGGAGCCGGATATATGTTTTCAAAAGATGGTATTTTACATTTTTTCAAAGGTTTTTTCAGTTTTAAAGATTTCTGGAAATCATATGTAAAAAATGTTATTAATAATGGCAATCCCATAACGGCGATTCATTTTAGAATCACTACACATGGGAAAACCAATACTAATAATTGTCATCCTTTCCGAATTAATGATGATATCGGCTTTATTCATAATGGAGTTATTCGCATGGTAGAGACAGACAAAAAGCGGTCTGACACATCCATGTTCAATGACACCGTATTAAAACGATTGCCGAGTGATTTCATCAGGAATACGGGTATCTGTGACCTTATAGAAGAATCCATAGGAACAAGTAAACTTGTTTTCTTGGATAATAAGGGACAATACCTAATTTCTAATGAAAATCTAGGTCATTGGGACGGTAATGTATGGTATTCTAACGATAGTTATCGTTATCAATACTTTTACTACTCACAGCCTGTAACGGCTTACAAAAAACAGCCTTCAAAGGTAGTAAAAAGCGCACCTATTTCAATAGGTAGCATAGATTACTCCCATTGTGGAACCTGTCAAACGCCACTACTTACAAGATATACCCAAAATTCAGGGTATTGTACTACCTGTGAGAAATTGCCATATTCAGGATAATAAGAGAAAATTGGGAGCCTTCGGGCTCCCTTTTTTTTGCTTTTTTTTATGATTCCTATTATACATAACGTCAAAAATAATATTATGTATAACAAAAAAGGTAGGTAACCAGCTTCATAATTTCAAATAATTAAATTTTTTTTAGTATATATATATTTTGTATGCACGTAGGTAATATGCAAGTAAGTAATAAGACTATGCACGTACGTAGTAAAACTATGCACGTACGTAGCTGTAGGGTAGTTGTAAAGTTATCCACAGGTATATATATTATACTATATGCACGTAAGTACAGTAATAATAGTTAGTTATCGTATGCACGTAGGTACTTATCCACAAGTTATCCACATATATATATAGAATGTATGCAAGTAGGTAGCTTTTCCTCGTCATATACTATATTATACTATATATACTATATTAATTATTTAATACTACTATAGTATTCATGATATTATTTTATAAAGCTGTGAGCTATTCCCACAAAGCCCCCCACAATTTAATTTAAAATACTTTGGAACTTTATTCTTTTAGTAGCGTGTAAGTGGTATGAAAACAATAAATAACACGGAGTCAAAAATGAAAAAAGTCTATCAAAATACGAATAAAACAATGAATAATAAAGCCAATGATTCTTTGTACCATACCGATGGTATAAATTATTGGTTATCTAACATCAGTTATACAATATACGAAAAAAACAACCTTTTTTATAAAATCACCAACGAAGGACACGGGTTTTGGAAATGGTGGGCAGTATGTTTAAACAATGGTTGGCAAACAGAAAGCAATACTAAAAGTAATCTGATAGATATTATTAAAAATAATTAAAATAATCGGGAACTTTTTTCGATTACAAGCGTATAAAGAGTAATAAACGGAGTAAATAATATGAAAAATAAAACACTTTTTAATTCGATTGTTGATAAAGCCGTTGATGAAACAATAAAATCTAAAATCGACAATGTTTTTACAAAATCTGATGTAGAAAGAATGGCTGTTGAAACTTTGGAATCTCATTTTGGTAAAGATTGGGATAATCACGAAGATATCAAAAGCGCTATAGAAAATAAAGCCGATAAATACAGCGATTTAATTAAACTTATAGCCTATGAATCTGTAGACTGTTTATATGAATACTTGGACTAACTAAATAATATAAAAAAGGAAAAAACGTCATGAAACAATCAGTAAATATGTACCAATTCGAGAGAGCATTTAAAAACATGGACAGGGGCGAACAATTCTCATATGATGGATTAAAAGCCTTGTATGAATACTTGGTAGAATATGAAGAAGATACAGGAACGGAAGTAGATTTGGACGTTATCGCCCTTTGTTGCGAATACGCAGAGTATGACAGCCTAAAAGAATTTCAGGCGAACTATGGAGAAGAATACGAAAGTATAGAGGATATTAGCGATGAAACGTCATTAATACCTATTGATGATAATGCTTTTATCATACAACAATTTTAACTAAAAAAGGAAAATAAG